CAATTGCGGCATCCACAAGACATCCGTATTTAGAAAACGGCGAAGTCATTGTGCTGGAGTCCAAAGATAAACTACGCATGACCGCAGGAACGGCAAATTACTTTGATGTAATTGTATCCCTTCTTGAGATAACATAGCGTTTAAACACCAGAGGTTTGTATGAACAGCGCATTCAGACAACAACCACCGTTTCCTTTAAAGAAACAAGCTCAAGCACTTGCGAGCAAAGGTCGCTTTGGTGATACAGAGTTAGTTCACATGAACCCCTTGGAGGTGGACGTACTACGCTCCATGACTCCAAACAATCGACTGACCATTAATCCTGACACCGGACAGCCTGAGGCGTTTTTACCTTTGTTGCTTGCACTCGGTGGAGGGGTGCTTGGTGCTGGCGCAGCCGCCGCTGGCGGCACAGGATTACTAGCTACGCTAGGGGCCACAGGAGCAGCTGCGATTGGCTCTGGTCTAGGCACTGCTATTGAAACGGGCAGTTTAGAGGAAGGTCTTAAAGCTGGTCTAATAAGCGGCGTCCTTGGTGGTATAGGTGGTAAGGTTTTCGGAGGGGCAAGCTCTACGCTAGGTAGCACTGGGCAGCAAGTAGGACAAGAGGTAGGCAAGCAGACTGCTGCTGAAATCGCTCAAACTGTTGGCGCTGAAAATTTAATTACAAGCACATTGCCCTCTGCTGTTCCTACGTCAGTAGATTTTGCTGGTCAACTAGCAGC